TATAGTAGCAGTATATTCTGGTGTTCCTGTTCCACTGAGTAACTCAGCAGGATATGTAATGGAAGTAAATTCAGGGAATCCAATATCATATTTTACTAAAATTTGACTTTGAGCGTTCCATAAGTCTACTCCACCAGGAGCACTATCAGACAAAGTAATAACATCAGATCTATAATAGGAACCAGCAGCTTGAGTATAGTTTTTTGCGCTTGTAGAAGTTCCAGCGCTTCCACCACCTCCACCAGTTCCACCAGAATTTCCACTGTTAAAACCATTGGATCCTGATGTCAAGACAATGCTACTAGTAGTTGCTGTCCAAGCAGCAGCATTAGCACCATTAGTTGTACCCCTGGTTCCACGACCACCACCACCGCCACCGGCAGCAACAGCTCTAACACCATCTACATTTAAACCGACGACGCCACCGCCGCCTCCACCACCTCCACGGTTTGAAGATCCGTTACAATTAACAGGGCTAGTACTACAGCAGGGATTAAAACAACAGTTAAATCCACCACCACAGTCATAACAACAACCAGGACGACAACCTTCCTGACATCCATTACAATTAGTGCCACACTGGTAGGTAAAATAATAAATTCCTGTTCCACCTGTGCCGCCAGCACCTCCATCAGCAGCACTAGTAAAACCAACTCCACCGTTTCCACCAGTAGGAATGTTTCCATTTGATCCAGGTTGTCCTACTTCTATACCTATTTCATAAGCAGTGAAGTCTGGTAGTGTAAACTCTCCTACTCTACCGAAACCTTTTCCTCCACCGCCATTAGTATCGGCATAACCATCTCCACCAGGAGCTCCATAGACAGTAATAAAAACATTCCTACAGTTATCAGGAATGCTTATACTAGTATCAGCTGTATATGTCTCTTCGAAATCAGCCATTTTTTTCTTGACGTATTATTTCTTGTTGTAATACAGGATCTTCTTCGACTAGTTCTCTTGTAACTCTATCAAAAATTTCATTTTGTAAGTCAGGATCTGTTAGATGCTGATTGCTCAAATCTTCTATCAAATATCTCAATAAATCATCATGTGTTAAATTAAGTTGTTTAACTATAGAATCTAGTTCCTTAGAAAAATAATTTTCTATTAAAGCAGAACTGTCCCTACGTGAACGAAAATGTTTATAGATTGTTTGGTGCTGTGGTTTAGATAAAATTTCTAACTTTTTAAATAATTCTCTTACAGTGGTATGTGACAGCACTTTCTTTCCTTTACGATAATACTTAACTAGAAAATCATCAAAATTATCTAGTTTAAGTTTACCATTGTGTTCTTCGTGTACTTCCAAAGTGTAAGTACAATAACCGTAGGAGTTTTCTATCTTCATTTACTACCACTTGGAGGGAGTATCTGGACAATGCATGCCTTTCAGTAATACTTTTGCGGGCATAAAACATCCACACAATTTACACTGTTTAGTTGAAGGTCTATAGTGTTCACACGCCATACAAATTTTCATCTTCTGAACAGCTTCCTGCTTCATTTGCTGAAATTTGTTTTCCATAAGATTACATAGTATTTTTAATATTTATATCTGCCTTATGTCTTGCCACCCTCCCCCATTGATTCTCACTTGTACATCAGGATTACTACTTTTTACTTCTACATCAACTTCAACATCATCTAGATTGATTTCGTTAGAGAGTGTAAATTGATCTGTGTTTGGTTCTTCTGGAACAACGTCAATATCGGGATATGGATATGTATCAACACTGCTACTAAAATCAAATGCTTCTTGAATTACAGGAGCTTTTGTGACAGCATCTACATTAACAATATCTGTACCAGCTTCTATCTGGAAAGTTAAAGTATTTGTTTGTCCAATAATTTCTCCTTGAGCATTTGTACCACCAACAGTAGTGGAAGTATTGTAATCAAGAGATGTAAATTCTATGTAGAAAATACCACCAATAGGAACTGTTCTACTACTACCGAAGTTTGTAGTATTTAATCCTATCCTTACTCCCGAAGTTAATGATCTAACTTTAGTGGGCATATCTACCCCATTTAAGCTACATAAAATTAAATAAGTATAGAGTGGTGCTAGGCTGCCATTAGTTCTATTCAATGATCCAGGAATAACTGTACTCGAAATAACAACAAGAGATGGATTATTATCATTATATGCACCAACTGTTATAGTAGAAGAATCAGAACCAGCTACATTAGAAGCTATCAATTGATAACTTCTGGTTGCTGGACTATTACTGCCAGCAGTAGACTGTGGTAGGTTGGTTATGTTTAAAGAATTTCCACTTACGCTAGACCCATTTATTGTATATGAATCAGCATCTGAAGCCGACCAACTCAAGATAGTAGAATAAGTAGGGGTTCCACTAGAACTTAATTGTGGATTTGGATTGGCACTAAAAGAGGTGATTGAAGGTCTGCTTGTGCCAGTATAACTTATAGTTCCGAAAGCTTGTACAAGGGCATAAGTTTGTCCCAAAAAACTGCTAGCCGAACCCCATATAGAATATGAAGTAGATGGGTTTAAGTTAGTAGCAGTAACAGTAAACGTTCCACTAGTTCCACCTCCGCCACCAGAGGCAACAGCATTTCCATTAGGATCACGAATCTGTACAGTTTGAGAAACAGCACCACTAGGAGAAGCCCAAGAATAATATACAGTAAGTGATAGATAAGTAACTCCGGTATATCCAGATGATAAAGTTTTTGAACGAAAATCATTTTCTCGTTGTGTAGTATGAGAGTAATTAAATGATCCGCTAATTGCCATTTATAGTCCCCTCATGTCTTGCCAAGGTCCACCATTAATACGGACCTGTTGGTTTGGATCAGAAGCCTTAATTTCTACATCAATTTCAATATCATCCATTACTTCTTCTTCTGTAACTAAAAACTGATCTGTGTTTGGTTCTAAAGGAACAACATCAATATCAGGATATGGATATGTACCAGAAATACCATTAAAATCAAATGCTTCTTGAATTACAGGTGCTCGAACTGCACAGGGAACTGTAATAGTGTCAGTACCAACTAAAAATACTACATTAAATGGATTGGTTTGTCCAATAACTTCTCCTTGAGCATTCGTTCCCCCAGATACTGTAGACGTATTAAAGTCAGGAACTGTAAATTCTACATAAAAATTATTACCAACAGGAACTGTTCTACTACTACCGAAGTTTGTCTGATTTAGACCTATCCTAGTTCCTGTAGATTGAGACACAACTTTTGTCGGCATATCTACCCCATTTATACTACATAATAAAACACGAGTAGATATTGGTTCTAACTGAGTTAGACTGCCGAGACCTATCAAAGAATAAGGTACACTCGATGGATTATTATCATTAGTAATACTAACTGTTATACTTTGTGACGTGCTTGCTGTACCAGCATATGCAGTGAGCGTAACAGTAGCAGTGTATGGACTATTAGATCCAGCTACCGAGGTTGGAATATTATTCCATGTGTACGTAAGACTATTCCCAAGAGTATAATTTACCGTTCCAAAAGGACCAGATAAAGTAGCATTTGTCCAGTCACTTATACTAAAATTAATTTGAATACTAGTATCTGGATTTCCATCAGAACTATCACCACCAGTATAAAACAAACTATTGATTTGAGGAGTGACTGTCGTCCAACTCACTTGAACTTGTGTTGTTGTATTCCAATAACCTAGATCTTGTACATAATCAACTAAAGAAGTATTGTATCGAGACCTCGCTGCTGTTGTCCACCCCACAGAACTTCCAGCACCGCCTCCGCCTCCACCAGTTCCACCATTACTTCCCCTACCAGTACCATTTGCTCCGCTAGAAATACTAAAAGCGCCAGATCCCGACCATCCACTAGCATATGCTCCATTACCATATCCATTATATCCTCCGGCACCTCCACCGCCACCAGCGATAACAGCTATAGTCCCATTAACATAAAATCCAACACCACCACCTCCGCCGCCACCGCCGCCGACGCTACCTGAACCAGTACATGTTCGTGGACAGAACCATCTCAATCCACCTTCAGCACATCCGTTTCCAGGTAGATAACCACCAGCACATGGCGGACTATTTGTACAAGGTTTTCCACAACATACAGGACATGTACATATACCAGCAGCATAGGTACAATCGTAAGTAAATGTATAAAAACCAGCTCCCCCAGCACCTCCTCTGGCTGCTCCGCTAAATCCACCGCCACCAACACCACCATCTGGAACGCCGCCATTGCCTCCAGGTTGACCAACCCTTATGTTTAACGTCCTAGATTGAAAGTCTTGCTTAAGCTTAAACCTTCCAGCTTTTCCTAATCCAGGAGAACCACCTGCAACCAAGTTAACTCCACCTTTTGCCCCATAGACATTAAGGTATATATCCTTAGCATTACCAGGAACAGATACAGATGTTCCACCATAGTAAGTTTGACTAAAAGATGAGGTAGGCATGTTTTACCACTTGTCTTCAGGACACGCTCCTCGTGGTTGTAAAGCTCTAGTAACAACATGAGCACCATCCGAAGAGCAACGTTGAGTCTCTCCTCTATAATAAACACACTTAAGACATGTCTTAATTCTTTTTACAGATTCTTCTTTGTACTTCTCAATTTCTTCGTTACGATCTAGCATTTTTCTCCTCTGCTTCTAGTTCAGACATTGCTTGATTAATAATTTCTTCGTGAAGAATAGGATCTTGAGCGTACTGATGTTTTAAATCATTCATAAGATCGCCCATGAAAGTAACACTATCCATGCCTAATCTTTTCACAATCCTAGTAATTTCATCATCAATAAATTTTCTAATTTTGTGTCCCTGACCTTTATTTTGAAAGTAATTAGCAAGTAATTGTATTTGAGGTTGAGACAAAATCATCAGTCTACGGAAGAGCTCTCTAGCTTCATCTTCTTTCAAGTCAACATCTTCATTGACCGGATTAAGTTCGTAATAATTTCTAATTAGATCGTCGATAGTTTCCATAGTTATAATATATCTTCAAAGATATTTATTCAAATTTTGATAATATACTCCATGAGAATATACGGAGAAATAGCTTTATCTAATTTCTCTACATTCTCTGTGGATAAATTTACTGTTGTCACTAATCCTGTTGGATCAATTTGAATACCATTAGGAACAGTAAAATTAAAAGTCGTACCAGCTTTAAGTTCAGCAGATTTTGGTAAATTAATTTGGTGATTATGTTGACTGGTTACTACTGATCCATCAGGAGTAGATGACTGTACAAGGTTGTTAGATCCCTCGTTAGATGCTTCAGTATCTCCACCAAAATCATTAACTAGTCCACTGTCTTTCCAATTTCCTGTATATGTAAGCACACCAACGTCAGCTGTATGTCCGTGTGCTTGCCAATTTTCTTCGGTTAGAAAGTCATTAAATGTATATCCATCATTTTCTGTTGACTCAAAAATTGGATTTCCTCCAAAAGGAATATTAGGCTGGCCAGCAACTTCAAATGTTCCAGCATATGAAATTTCAGCAGTAGTACCAATCAATGTTGATACAGCTACTTCAGCTCCAACACGCTCCAACCCATTCTCATTGGTTGACACGATGTTGTTAAAGTATTCGCCAGCTCCAATAGATGCTTTGATATATTTTGATCCTAGATCAGGTAGTTGAAATAGATCATCTGCTAAATTCTCAGGGTCTTTAGCAAAAGGACAATCACTCCCAGTTCCAATGACAGAAGCTAAAGCAGGAAATTGAGCAGAAGAATATATGCCACCATCACAACGGAGAAAACCAGCAGGAAGATAATTTTTCCAATCACCAAAATTAGGGAAGTTAGTAGATGGCAGCTGAATTGTAAAAGGAACAATAGTTCCAGTCGTTCCTCCAAACTTTGCCTTTTCTCTTGTATAGTAAGCAGTCATTCTAGTAAGCTCTTATAAGGGTGATGATAGTTAATGATGGAGATGTAGCATTAAATTCAATTTGGAAAGCATTCTCTAGATTATCAGGAATAACATTAGCAGCAACTGAACATTTAATAGAAGCAGGAACAGTTAAACTGCCTGGGTTATATGTAACGTTAAATTCACCACCATGATTGTGAGAAACAATAGCATTATTTCCTGTTGTTTCCGTAAAACTAATAGCATTACTATTAAACATAGCTTGTGTTGGTGCTACAAGATCGTCACTACCATTAACACCATCATCATAGTTAATAACACCAGCAGCTGTAGTGCTATCACCAAAAGGAATAACCGTGGTAGCGTCAATTTTTCCTGTTGTTCTTAATTTTTCTAATCCGGCATCTGTTGGAGATGTAGCATTATTGGGAGCTCTTAATTTCTTAGCATTAGTAAACCAATTTTTACCTATACCATGCCCTGCTTGACCTGTATTAAAAGGTTCGTGGTCTTTTGCAGGAGGTGTGCCAGAAATAGATCCAAGAGCATATCTACCGACACCAGGAGTAAATGGGTTACTAACATCAGTAATCTCACCAGATGCTTGAGAATCTCCCCAAACGTTACCACCACTAGCAAGTGTATTTCCTAAGTAAATAGCATTGTTACCATCAAATGGGTTTGGCGTAGCTGGATTTAGTCCATAGAAAAATTCAACAATATCAATTTGTGGGTTTTCAAATATAGTTACACCTCTTCCAGGATTATTTGTAGAATCATTAACATTAATTGTTGTATATGTACCTGGGTGTAAGTGCTGAGGGAAATGGTTTCTACCTAACTTCCTGGGCACAATATTTACGGTAGTAATATCAAATCCAGGAACAAATTCAAGTGCATCACCATCAGCATTGGCAGTAATAGTGCCACTGAAAAAAGGATTTCCAATAGTAACTACCTCAATAACAATATCATTAGCAGGAGAAGTTCCAGCATCATCTCCATCAGTAATCAAAGCACCGCTAATTGTTAGTTGATCGCCTTCTTCATAGCTTTCTCCTTTAGCAGCAATACTAACTTGATAAGTGTTATCTGTATTCTGAATAACATTGAAAAGAGCACCTGTACCATTACCACCACTAGGAGTGAGGTTTGAATAAAACTTAGGATCTATAGTGTCTGGTGCTGTGCCAGAAATAAATGTAATGTTTTCTACAGTTCCATCAGGATCAGGAGTATAAGTAAAGTTTAGATCAGTGACAGCATTTGTTGTTCCTGGTACACCAATATTTCCTTCGGGTCCAATATATTGACCAACGACAAGTAAAGATTCTGCTGTGTCAATGTTTAATGTAGGTTGATCTGCCCCTGGTGTAACCTGATCAGTAGTAAAATACTCACTAGAGATGTCAGCAAAAGCTTTCTGACTTAATGCAGGTAGAGCAAAAGATCCCGAATAGTTAGGGAAATTACCAGACAACGTTCCGCCATAAGCAGTCTTGAGAATTCTTGCTAGCAACGGATATTCATTACCTTGTAATTCCTGTCCATTACAAACAATCCACCCAGGGGGAACTTTGGTTAGACCCCCAACCCAAGGGACAATACTTCCCAAGGGTTGAGTTTCAGCAGTTCTAACTGTATTGTAGTTTGCCATATTAGATTTCTAACAACCACCAACCTGTTTGTGATGCGGGAGCACCTGTCGATGTTCCATCATAATCAAGTTGTCCGAGATATACTAGTCCAAGCGAAGCGTTTGGAGTCTGAATAATTAATTCTCCGCCAGTTTCATAACTAGATCCGAGTCCAGCAACGTTGTTGTCTGAATTAGTACCATCTCCTTGAATTCTAACATTATTAGGAGCTCTAAGTCTTAGAGATACATTAAATGTTAGTAGACCACCAACATCAGCAAATCTAATTACATCACCATGTGTTGGATTCTGTGGCAGTCTGACATATGTGTCAGTAGATGGGGCAAGGAAGTAATTAACGTTTGATACAACATCAACAAATTCTTGACCAGCAGCAACATACTCCCACTTTCTGGCACCAGATGGTGTAAGGTATCCGGTCTGACCGGCAAAATCCATAGATCCATCATTATTTATGACGAACTGAGGATCTCTAACAATGTTACCAAAACCATCATCAACCATGTTGAAGACTCCAAAGTCTCCACCCTCAACAGATAAGTCACCAGATAGAATGTTCTCGGAAGTAGACTCTGTTCTAATGACACCAGAGATAGTTAGGTTACCACTAGTGTTCTGGAACGAGAGTTGAGTATCACCAGCGTCTGTCTCGATAACTAAGTTACCCTCTGTGATTGTTGTTGTTCCTGTAGCAGAGTCAACAACAAATCTATCAAAGGAATCTTCACCAATCTTGAGATCACCACGAATCTTAGTCTCGCCGTTGGCACTGTCAACAATAAACTTCTCGCTATTTAACAGTGCTAAACCATCTTGGACAACTAATCTCTGTGTATTAGGAGTAGAAGTTCCGTCAAGGAAGATAGACTTATTAACTGTCAACTCACCGTTAACATATGTGTTACCAGTAACAGAGTCAACAGAGAATGCTAGTAAAGCTGGTGAACCACCGTCATTAACAACGAATGTCTGATTAGATACTTGATCAATTCCAGTCAATTCTGTAAGTTCGCCCAAATTACCAGTGGTAGGATCTGGAGATAGTCTGAAGATATCGCCTAGATTAATGCTGCCACTGAACGTTCCGGTAGATACAATGTCAAGGAATCCAGCTGTTTCAGCATTTAGATCCTCAGCAAGGTAACTTACGTTCTGAGCAAAGTCATAACGGATGAGAACAGCAGTATCTGGGTGGTCTGTTCTTAGATAACGGTAAGAAGCAGCAACACCATCAACATCAGGTCCAGCAATCATGTTGCCGTTGACATCAAGTTGGTTTCTAGCACGTCTGACTCTTACTGCTAGTTCATCAGGTCCAACATCATTTAGATTGACAAGACCGATAACTTCTAGAAGCTCACTGTATTGTTGACCGACAGGAGATGTTCCTTGCTGAGCACCAACATTAACGGATCTATCAATCAAGATGTATGATCCAATTTCAAACTGTAGGGTAGAAGCTGGTTGATCAATGTATAGTAAGTATACAGAAGGATCAGCAGCAAACAGTGGGCTGGTATCCTTGAAGGTAATATCACCCCAAGTCTCGGCACCAGCGGTATCAATTTTAATGCTGATCTCACTCTTCTTGTAAAGGTCAATATTGAAGTTGTCAACTTCATTACCCTCACCATGAGTCTGTGGAGGAGTACCAAATGAACCACGACGTAGTTCAAACTGTCCAGAGTTTAGACCACCCTGTAAAGTAACATCACCAAATAGATCTGTTTCGTTTTGAACCTCTAAGGAGTTGTTAACAGTAGTAGTGCCACCCAAAGCACCAATATTGATATCAGAAGCTGATAGAGCAAAGTTGACATTGGTAGTAGTGGTAGAAAGGAGATTGAACGTCTGAGCAGGAGATCCTAGAGAGGCAATTCCTGTTCCAGAAATAAGCGCCTGACCAATACGAACATCACCATCAAAGTATGAGTATCTGTTGTATACCTTGAAAATAGAACCTCCTTGTAGGTCATCGGAGTTGTTGGCGTAAGCACCACCCAACTCAACAACACTGACATAAGATGAATCATCGTTATCAACAGTTCCGAGATCAATAATTGAATTCTCGGCATTAGAGTGAACTCTTAGGATTGTATTGAGAGAGAACTGACCAACGTTAAACTCTTGAGTTTGAGCAATGTTACCAATGTTGTATTGCTGTGTTTGAGTCGTAGCATTGGCAATGTTAAGATTTTCAGCAACATCAGCAAAGTTTACAGTGGTAGCAACTGTAGGAAGAATGTTGAATACTTGAGATGTAGTACTGAAATTCTGTCCCTGAACCTGTAGATTAGCTTCGAAGGTGATGTCATCGGTGACTCTCATGTCACCATCAACAACGAATGTCTTATCAAGATCAGCAAATGCAACATTGATACCAACTCTTCCACTATTTGTAGTAGAGATTCTAAATGTTGCTAGATCTGATGGCGAGGCACTATTGCCACCAACTAAGAAGGCATGGTCAACATTTAGGAATGTTCTTAGAGCAGGATCCTCATTCAGTAAGAAGTTGTTAGGATCAATCTCTAGAATCTTACCACTGATAAATGTATTACCAACAACATCTAAACTTGCTCTAGCAGCTACCGTAGCATCATTAACAAATCCTTGTTCTTGATCTCCACCAACACCATGAATAGCTCTTGCTAGAGTGTTAACACCTAATCTGTAGTCACCATAGTTGTCTGTTAGTGTTCTGATTGCTTCTACACCAAGTAGACCAACTTCTTTCCACTGTTCCGAAGATACTTCAATCTTGGGAGATCCAGGTAGAGAAGTGATTGGTGTAGGATCACCAGGATCAGAAGGAATTAGGAAGGAAATGATAATATCAAATCCATCAACTGTTACGTTCTGAGCAGTTCTAATACCATTAAGGTTACTAAACCTACCAGAGAATCCAGTTAACTTAACTGTTGCTCCATTGGTGATTCCAAGAGAAGCAGGAGTTGTTCCAAAGATAGTCTTAAAGGTTACTTGGTTGTTATCAAAAGCTTCAACAGTACTGACACTTAGAGTTTGGTCAACATAGAAGTTAGAGTAGATCCAACCAAGTGATCCTGTCTTACCAGTTTCAAGACCTTTGAGTAGGATATCACCAGACTTTGGTTCTTCGTTACCGAAGATCATCTCTAATCCAACAGAAGGATTAGTTTGATGTGGGGTATGGTTGGTTGGCGTATTGCCATTAGTCTGATCAACGTGAGTTCTAATGCTGTAGTTCTGACCAGATAGTGTTGTATTACCTCTTGGGTTTAGAGCAAAGATAGCAGAGTAAATACTATTCTTTGTGAGACTGATGTTACCCTGAGAAGGAATGTCACTGAATACAAATGCCGTGCTATCTAACGATTGATCGTTACCAATAGCAAAGTCAACGTTAGAAATAATAGTTAGAGCTGGTGGTTCAGCTGGTTCTACGTTGATTGTTACAGGGTTGTTGAAGTTAGCATCACCATCAACAGTGATATCTTTCTCGAATACAACAGGTAGTTCGAAGGTAGTAACAAGACCACCAAGATCTCCACCTTCATCATCAGTAGAAACTAGTTCAGCACTCTCAAGGAAAGTCTCTTCACCTGTAATAGCATTAATCTTCTTATTACCAATGTAAAGATCACCATTAGAGTTTAGACCAGTGTAGAATACAATACCAGCGTCTTCCTTCTTAGACTGAGCATAGAAGTCTTGAACATCAGATAGAACAACTTCCTGACGAAGTGGGAAACCAGTTGAGTAGTTACCAGGACCGAAACCAAGGTATTCAAACGTATGGTTACCAGATCTAGCAATCGATGGACGACGAAGTTCAACAAATAGTCTCTTTTCAGTTGGATAGATAGAATCACCAGAAATAGAGATTCTTCTATCTTCAGAACCAGCACTAGCGTTACCAGACTGAGCTTCAATTGTGTATGAATATCTGGATAGAGCAGGGTTGGCAACTAAATCTAAAACAGCTTCTTTAGTCTGACTGTTCTTGCTATCATTTGTAGTAACAAGACCATGGACATAGTTATCAGCAGCACAAATTGTATTTGGAGGATCTAGGATTGTATCATCTCTAGTACCGTCGGCTTGTACTTGGAACCATAGAGGATCATTCTTGTAGTCTAGAGGATACAAGGTAGAGATAGGTTGAGAGAACTTAAAGTTTCTGAAGTTCTCGCCAATACCAGGACCAGTAGGATAAGGAGAAACGTTACCTTTCAAGCAAGTTAGATAGTAAATACCTTCCTGCTGGTTAGGAATACGTCTTTGAATCTCATCAATATCAAAGATGTAGAACGAATCTTCGAAGTCTCCAACATCCTCTACAGAAACAATCTCATAGTCGGTTGTTGTGTCATCTTCAATAACATCACCAGGAGTCATCGTGAGGACATTAGCATCCTTATTGCTATAAAGATAATCTTCCTTGGCAGACTTGCTTAGAGCTTCATTTCCTACACTATTTGGTTTTGCTTGTAAAGTAGCAAAGATCTCAATTGGGTTACCATTGATATCAAAGATAGGATCATTGTCACCATCTAGTACTGGTTGAGCAAATACAGTAGGAACAAACTTACTGTACTCGATAGGATTCTGAGACTCAATAGCTTTAATGATCAAGTAATGATCATTTGTACCATCAGGGTTGAAATATCCTTGTAGATATCCAGCACCCTTAGAGTTTCCGCTCCATGTAATTCTATTGTTCTGAACCGCTTGGAACTGATCAGATCTAAATGTGCCACCCTGTGGAGCGTTAATCTTCACAGTTACAAACTTCTCATTCTTCAATGAATTATTATTAATGCTGTGGTTGAATACCGTTAGCTCTAGTCTTAAATCAGCAGGATCACCAACACCACCAATATCTACCTGTCTAGCAGACAAGATACTAAAGGATACTTTAGAATCTGTTCTATCACTATCGACAACCTTAACTTGTGTAGTATCGTATGGATCATAATCAAAATCAGGTAATAGACCAGGATCGCCAATAGGTAGTCCTAGTTGTTGCTGTACCGTGCCGCCAGAAGTTTCAAATGGTACGTTAAATGTTGCAACAGGGGCACCAGCGCCGATATTTTGTAGTAAAATTCTTTGTGGTAGTAGCTTTCTGGTTTCGTCAGTTCTTGCCTTAATAACAAATCCGTTTAGAGGATCACGAACACCAGTAGCATATCTTGGGATTACATAACGTAGTCTGTATACTCTATCCTCCTTAGGTCTCTCGTCCTTCAGACGAGTGAAGAAGGAGTTCTTCGTTCTGCTATCGGTAAGCTGAGCACCTAGAGTTTGTAGTCTATCAATGATATTACTGGTATTACCAATATCAGGAATTGTTTGAATGTACCATTGACCTGTGCTGGTGTTACCATTGACTAGTTCAGCATCAAATTTTACTGGAGATCTTCTCTTATCACTGAAAACATAGAAGTTTTGACCAAATCCTTGAGTAAAGATTTGTCTATTTGCTCCAGCAATAGCCTCAGCTGCTGTTAAGAATACAGCGAAGGTTTTAGGAGTAACGTATCTAATGTAATAGTAGGTATTTGGATCTACAGGACCAGTTGAGAACTGTGGTAATGTAGAGTTAGCGCCAAAGGTTCTAAAGAATACCTTATGAACTGTGTTTACAGATCCAGGAACATCAAAGACGTTTGGAACATCTGTTTGTAGAACATCATTGATACCAGAAACTTCATTACAGAGATACTGGTGTAGAGCATAATCTACGTCTAGTACATACTGCTGAATTTCAATTTCTACATCAGGATCAACGGAATCAGTTTCTGATGAGTAAATGTAGATACCAGCGGCAGCGTTGTCCTTTGTTCTAGCAAGCATCAACTTAGTGCCAGCGCTAGCTTCAAAGATACCAGGATAATTTAAACCATCGGCATAGTTTTCTGGCTCTGTATTTCTTCCAGGAGCAATTACATAGTAAGTTGTATTTGTTTCAAATCCTCTTGGTAATCTGATGACTCTCTTGTCTGGATTTGTACCAGCTCTTGCTTTAGGAACAAGCTTAACAGGAGTTCCAGTTTCCCATTCGTGTGGGTTAGATAGTCCACCACCAGTGTTAATAGTGAACAGAGTTGCTCTAGTAGCAAGATTAGCAGTATTGAGAGTAGGTTCGACTCTTGCTACGCTACCACCAACAACTGGTTCAACACTAGTGTAAGCACTAAGATCACCAGCAAGAACATCAGTACCGATACCAGCTTGGACAATATCAGTGTAATCTTCTAAGAACTGAACAACATCAGCAAAATCCCCAGGGATAGTGTATACACCAGGAAGACCTGAAGTATCACCGATGATTGTTGGATCAAATGTTTGAATTAGTCCATGATCACCAGTAATAATAACAGAATCTTGCTGTACTACTTGCTGTAGTACAGCTTTTAGTTCATCATAGAAATAATTAGTGAAAACCTCTTCGTCATTAGTGACAGAAGGATTTGAGAGGTAATATACGCCACGATTATAAACTTGATCGTTACCACCGTATTGAATATTGAAAGAATAAGCATCAACAGTCTGGTTGGCATCAGTAACTAGACCAGATTGATTGTTTAAAACAACAGCAGGATAAGCAGTCTTTGCTCTATCTAAAGCTTCCTCTACAGCAAATACCTTATTCGCCAATACTAATGTAGCAAGATCAGATTCTCTCTCGCTGATTGGTTGTAGTCCCTGGTTAAGAATAATATTAATGTCACTAAAGTAAGTATCGATAGTATTAGCGATATTAACACACTCAGGATATCCGTTATCACCAGCCCAGACAGATGGTGG